TGGCAGGAAAAGAACGATAAGGATTCAGAAGGTATACAAGGAGGAGATAAACAAGTGAAACCCATAATCGATCCGAGACTCAGGGATGAATTGCCACCTCTGAGCGAAGCAAAAAAAGCAATTTTGAAGGAGGATCTCCTGGCAAGGGGCGTACTCTTACCGTTCCTTGTGTGGAATGGCACCCTCGTTGATGGCCATAATCGTTTGGAAATCTGCGAGGAGCACGGAATTCCCTACGAAACCAAGGAGATCGAGTTTGATTCCATTGAAGATGCCAAGTTCTGGATCTGCAAGAATCAGATGGCCCAGCGCGATATGAATGACTTTCAGAAGTGTGTAAAGGCTCTGGAACACGAGGAGAAAGTGAAAGAGGAGGCCCATCAGAGGAAGAAGGCGGCGAAAAAAATAGAGCTTCCCCACACGAATGGGGAAGCTGCAAAGAGCAGAAAAGAACGCGAAACTGATGCAGTTCTGGGAGCCTTTGCTGGGGTTTCCTCAGAGACTCTGCGTAAGGCACGCCTTCTCTGTAATGAAGCTCCTGATGACATCCAGGAGAAGCTCTTTGCAGGCGAGATGGCAATCGGTACTGCCTTCAAAAAGCTGCAGGAAGAAAAGAAGCGCGCGGCAGCTATCGAAGCGCGTAGGCGAGCACGTGAAAACGAAGCGGAACAGGAGCCTGTAAAAACAGCTGACAATCCTGAGGGTATCGTTGGGGGCGAGCCTGTTTTTCACAATGGAGAGCTGATGCCGGGTGTCATGCGGACTTCAGCTGGCATTGTTCACGCTGTCCGGCCTTACGATGATACCCCGGAATCTTTTCCCTACGTCATGGACCTGGTTGAAAGAGCTGTGAGTAGCTTTGACGCGCTGATCCAGAACGCTATGGGGAAGCTCTCGGCAGGAATGCTTACAGAAGAGAACCGAAAGGAACTGGAGAAGGCTATCAGGGCGGCGAGCCGCCTTGGAATGGATCACTACAAAGAAAGAATGGAGGAATTTGAAGTATGAGCGCAAAATTTCAGATCAAGTCAAAGGTGAAGAGGTATCCTGTTAACGACCACGCCTATTACATCATGGAAGAGGTGTCTGATAGCGATCTGTTGTTGGACGAGGGATACCAGCGTACTTTGAGGCCATCTCATGTTGATGAGCTGGTAAATGGATGGGACTGGGGCCAGTTTCGTCCTTTGGATGTGAGTTGCCGGAATGGCAACTACTACGTCTTTGATGGCGGACATAGGCTTTCTTCTTTAAAGCAGCTTTATGGCTCGGGACATCATTTCACGGTGCTGTGCCGTGTTTTTTATGGCTTGACGCGGGAGGAAGAAGCATATTACTTTTCTCATCAGGATGACGGAGTGATGCCGATGCCCTTTGAGGAGAAGATGCGGGCTGATATCGTATCTGGCGACAAGCAGACGGCTGAGTTGATTGCCATCAGTGAGAAAGTCGGCTTTAAGCTTTCCGCGAGGTCTAAAGCCAACGGTACTATCCAGGCTATCAAGAAGGCAACGCAGGTATGGAATCAGTTCGGGCCGGAGATATATGAGCAGACCCTCCAGCTTATCATGGATACGTGGGGTGGAGATCGTGGTTCAGTGCGCGCGAATATGCTGGGTGGCGTTGCGGTCTTCCTCGTTGCCTTTGGGAGCGAAATCGATCACTCGCGTTTTGTGAAGAAGCTGAAGGTAAAGAAGCTGTCGGATCTCCAGCTGGAGGCTAAATGGTTTAAGGCTGCCGATCAATCTATGGATGGCTCCTTTGCCCGCTCGATCGCAAAGGCTTATAACTACGGTGGAGGCAAGTGGCGTCTTCCTGAGTGGCGTTTTGCAGCATTGGGAGTGAAGAGCAAGGGATGAGAGTGAAGAGGTCTCTTTGTAAGGGGGCGAGATATGGTTTACCTGCAGGAAAACTGGGAGAACCTGGCTAATGCCATCATAATCAGCGCGGTGAAGGATTACGCAAAAGCATACCGGCGTGTCCTTCGTCGGCCTGATAGCGAATCCGCTCAGGAGGAGGTGAAAAAACTTGAGCGGTTTTTCTTTGGAGAGTGGTATGCAAAACTAACCGATCTCGATCCGCATTATCTGCTGGACCGACTAAAGGAGGAGATCAAGAATAGTAGGCTGGAATTACCTGGATAAGCGGGATGCTACCATCAAGGTGCTGAAGGATTATGACTCTATGAAATTCATCATTGAGAATACTAGCGATGAGATAAAGAGAGTCACCGACAAAGCCGCTTCCGTTGGCATCCCGAAGTACGATGACCATGTGAGGAGCGGTAATGTCCACTCTGGAGAGGACAAGATGGCCAACACCATCGAGGAGATTGACATCCTGAAAGAGCGTTATCGGCAGGCTCTGGAATACATGTCCTGGTTCGAACCTGCATGGAAACAGCTCTGCGAGGACGAACAGTACATTCTTGAAGGTGTTTACCTTGATGAGCTTTCGTACACTGACATTTGCGATCACTTTGGGATAGAGAAAGATGCTTATTACAAGAGGCGCAACCGAGCAGTGAGCCACCTCTCTACCCTTCTTTACGGCGTGTTGTAAGAATGTCAGATTGCGCAAAAGCGCCAGCTTGAAGAATGTGGTATTCTAATACTATCGAAGCGCGGACAACGAGGTCCGCAAAGGCAAGAGGACTGTCCAGCCCTCTTTTCTTTCGGCCCAAGGCCAAAATGTCCAAAAACGCAGAAGCGCCAGCTTGAAGAATGTGGTAATCTAATACCATCGAAGCGCGGACAACGAGGCCCGCAAAGGCAAGAGGACTATCCAGCCCTCTTTTCTTTCGACCCAAGGCCAAAATGTCCAAAAACGCAGAAGCGCCAGCTTGAAAGATGTGGTATTCTAATACCATCGAAGCGCGGACAACGAGGCCCGCGAAGGCATGAGGACTGTCCAACCGGGCAGACCTCATTTCTAATGTAACGAAAAAGGAGGAGTGCAAATGCCGAGACAGAATGATCGGTTGTACGAAGAAAAACAGGGTCAACGAACCCTGATGAGCTTTGCCCGTGAAATCCGCCAGACACCCCACCGCATGGAGGTGTGGGTTGCGGAGCTTCACAGGGAGGAATGGTCTTTTTTGAGGAATGGGATTCTACCAGTTCTGGTGGTCAGTGATGACAGTTTCAATACGTGCTCTACCATGGTGACGGTCGTTCCTCTCCGTACCAAAGAAATCCGACTGGACCTTCCGACGCATGTGAGATTGCTTTCCGAGAATAATTCCATTCTCGACCGGGATTTGACTGCCCTTGCCGAACAGATCACTACCATCGACAAGGCAAGCCTGAAACGGAAAGTAGGGGAGATCACCTGCGAGGAGGATGTCCAAGAAGTCGAGCTCGCACTGCTGGCTCTGATAGGCCTGGAGGTCGAGGAGGTCTGATTGGAATACGCAATTCTGCTAATGGTGGCTGTGATGTTTATCATGGCCACCACCTGGCCGAAGCCAAGGTTTTGACCTATCATCAAACCGAAAAGGGAGCGTGAAAAATGCACGTAATTACCTGTGAACAAGTATCAAACGGCCATCCGGACAAAATCTGCGACCAGATCGCGGACGCCATCGTCACGGATGTACTGAGTCATGACAGTAGCGCCCGCGTGGCAGCAGAAGTGCTGATCAAGGGCAACCAGATCATCATCGCCGGGGAGATCTCTTCTTCCTACGCTCCTGATTATCGGGAACTGGTGAAGGATGTGTTTGATCGGATCGGCCTGGATCGGCTCGGCTATGAGCAGGACGTCTTTGACATCCATATCCTCATGGACAGGCAGAGCCCGGATATCGCTCTTGGTGTGGATAAGGGCGGTGCCGGTGACCAGGGCATGATGTATGGCTACGCGACCAACGAGACGCCAGAGCTGCTGCCGATCCCCTTTGTGTTGGCGACGGATTTCCTGCGGATTCTGGAGAAGCATCCTTCGCATATGTTCCGCGCCGACGCGAAAGCGCAGGTCAGCTTCGACTATGACAGCGGAAGGATAACGACCTTCCTTTGCTCCGTCCAGCACAGCCCGGATGTGGAACCCGGTGACTTCCGCCACATCATCGAGTCCATGATGGTGCTGACCGCCGCGAGGCTCGGCTTGAACACGGACTTTGAAAAGCTGGTGAACCCAACCGGTCGCTTCGTTATCGGAGGACCCTTTGCTGACTGCGGCGTGACCGGCCGGAAGCTGGCGTGTGACACATATGGAAGCGTGGGTCACATTGGCGGAGGTGCTATGAGCGGCAAGGACCCGTCGAAGGTCGACCGCAGCGGAGCCTACATTGCCCGGAAGATTGCGCGGGACATTGTG